TGTCCTTTGCGCTTTCGCGGAAGGCGGCAAGAATCATGAAGCGAAGCGGGGTTTTAGGGGTCATGGCGTGGTCTCCTTTGCTATGCCCCATAACTATCGCAAATTTGCGATGATAGCAAGTCTCAATATCGCGAAAGGTGACAAATGATTGTCGGAAGCCAGCCTGCAGGTATCAGGGCGGTCGCGAGGCATGACCGCTGGGCGCGGTTTGCATAATGGCAAACCCGACCAGCTACCCGCTTAAGACAATATCAAAACTGCTGATGCTGACAGATCGGCGGGTGCAACAACTCGCCGCCGAAGGCCACATTCCCAAGGGGGAACGCGGGCAATATGAGCTTGTGCCGGTGGTGCAGGGTTACATCAAATATCTGCGCGACCGCGCCATTAACGGTGACGTGGGCGAGGACGGGGACGACCGCGCGCGGCTGATGAAGGCTAAGGCGGACATTGCGCAATTCGAGGCCGAACGCCTGTCGGGTCAAATGCTACTGCGCGAGGATGTTGACGCGGCTGTGACCGGCGCTTTCGCGAGGGTGCGGGCGCGGATGATCGGCATCCCTTCCAAGGTCGCGCCATTGGTCGCGGCAGAGGAAAACCCCGCAGAAGTGGAAGGCACCATCCGAAGGGCCGTTTATGACGCACTCAACGAGCTTGCAGACACGTCAATCGCTGACATCTGCGGCGATCATGTCAACTTGGTGGAGGATACTGAGGGCACCGCCTGATCTATCAATCAGCGAGTGGGCGGATTCCAAACGGCGCTTGAGTCCAGAGGCATCGGCAGAGCCGGGGATCTGGGAAACGGCGCGGGCGGAGTATCAGCGCGGCATCATGGACGCGGTGTCAAACCCGGCGGTTCACACGGTTGTGGTCATGAGTTCCGCACAGGTGGGCAAGACCGAGACGATCCTGAACGTCCTTGGCTATTACGTTGACCAAGACCCGGCCCCGGTGCTGGCTTTGCAGCCGACGCTTGAAATGGGGCAGGCGTTTAGTAAGGACCGCTTGGCCCCGATGTTGCGGGATACCCCGGCGCTCAAGGGCAAGGTGCAGGACGCGCGGGCAAGGGACAGCGGCAACACGCTTCTGCATAAGACATTCCCCGGCGGTCACATCACAATCGCGGGTGCGAATTCGGCGGCGTCTCTGGCATCGCGTCCGATCCGGGTGCTGCTGGCCGACGAGGTGGACCGCTACCCGATCAGCGCAGGAACGGAAGGCGATCCGGTATCGCTGGCGCGCAAGCGGACAACGACATTCTGGAACCGCAAGATCGTTTTGGTTTCCACGCCCACGGTGAAGGGGCAGAGCCGGATCGAAAAGGCGTATCAGGAAAGCGACCGGCGGATCTATCTGGTGCCGTGCCCTGACTGCGAACATGAGCAAAGGCTGATCTGGTCACAGGTGCGATGGGTTGAAGGCAAGCCCGCATCTGCTGAATATTGCTGTGTCGAGTGCGGATCGCTCTGGTCTGACCCGCAACGGTGGGCAGCGGTGCGGAATGGCCGGTGGGAAGCGCAAGACGAATTCAACGGCGTGGCGGGGTTCCATCTTTCGGAGCTTTACAGCCCGTGGCGCAAGCTGGGTGAAACCGCCGAGGATTTCGTGGCGTCAAAGGCCGACCCGGAGCGGTTGCGCACATGGGTAAACACGGCGCTTGGCGACACTTGGGAGGACCGGGGCGAAACGGTTGACGCGGCTGCGCTTGATCGGCTGCGTTCAAACTATGGCCCGGACGATCTGCCGAACGGCGTTCACATCGCAACGGCGGGGATTGATACGCAGGACGACCGGCTAGAGGTCGAGATCGTCGGCTGGGGTGATGATGAGCAAAGCTGGGGCATTGCCTATCACGTCATTTATGGCGACCCGGCGCAGAAAACCGTCTGGGAAGATCTGGACGCTATACTTTTGGATACATACCGCACCGAAAACGGGCGCACGATCCGGGTGCAGGCGGCTTGCATCGACAGCGGCGGGCATCACGCAGACGCGGTTTTGAAATTCGCGCGGGAAAGGTTTCGGCGCAAGGTTCACGCAATCAAGGGCTTCGGCGGGCAGGGGAAACCAATCTGGCCGCTGCGGGCGTCCAAGTCGTCAAAGACCCGCGATTTTGTCTACATGGTGGGCGTTGATACCGCCAAGGATACGACATTCGCACGGTTCCAGATTGAAGATCCGGGGCCGGGTTATTGCAACCTGCCTGCCGATCCGGCGACCGGATACGATGGCAACTGGATTGATCAGGTGACGGCAGAGCAGCGCGTCACGCGGTTCAAGGAAGGCCGACCTTACACGGTTTGGCAACTGACCAAGGGCAAGCGCAATGAGGCGCTGGACTGCCGCGTTTACGCGCTGGCGGCACTGAAAAGCATTCGCAGATCGGCGCGACCGGCGACCCCGGTGCAGCGATCAGCAACTAAACAAGAGCCTGCCGAAGATTGGCTGGGCACGGGCGGGAGTTGGCTATGAGCTACACGCAAGAACAACTGACCGCGCTAAAGGCGGCAGTCGCCAAGGGCATCAAGTCTGTCACCACGGACGGCAACACGGTGGTCTATGCCAGCACTTCCGAAATGTTGCAGGTGATTTCCGTTATGGAGCGGCAGATCGCGACATCGCGCCCCAGCTATTCAAACCCGACATATAGCAAGGGCATCTGATGAACTTTTTAGATCGCGCCCTTAGTGTCGTTGCCCCCGGCGCGGCATTGCAGCGGGCAAGGAACCGCATGGCGCTTTCGGTTCTGACCGGCGCAACGGCACGTTATGACGCGGCGACACCCGGCGCACGGGGCAAGTCTTGGAATCCGACTGCATCTGACGCAGACGCAGCGGCTGCGGGTCAGCGCGCGCGCCTTTCTTTTGTTGCGCGCGATATGATCCGCAACACCGCCTTTGCGGTTCGCGGTCAGCAGGTCATCGTGAACAATGTGGTGGGCGACGGTATCATTCCCAAAGTCGTCACCAAAGACAAAGCGACACGCGATGCACTGTTGTCGGTGATAGAAGACCACCTTGACACAACTTCAATCGACGCATCTGGGCGCAACAATCTTTACGGATTGCAGCGTCTGGCAATGAATACAATCGTTGACAGCGGCGAGGTTATAATCCGCCGCCGGATGCGCCGCCGGGGTGATGGTCTGGCACTGCCTTTTCAGTTGGAAGTGTTAGAGCCTGATTACCTTGACACAACCATGAGCGGACGCCTTCGGAATGGCAATGAAGTCATTGAGGGCATTGAATTCAACGAAATCGGCAAGCGCGTTGCATACTATTTGCACAAAGATCACCCCGGAAATTATGGGTATCGGAGTTCAAGGGAATCTAGCCGCGTAGACGCAAGCAACATCTTGCACATTTTCAGGCAGGACAGGCCGGGGCAGAAGCGCGGCGTTTCATGGTTTGCCCCGATTGCAATGAACTTGCAGGACATGGCAGACCATCAGGACGCGCAACTTATGCGCCAGAAGATCGCGGCTTGCTTTGCAGCCTTTCGCGTCAGCTTGGACGGCGACCCGCTGGATGGTGACGCGACTGGTCTTTCCCAAAGCCTTATCCCCGGTCGCATACAGCAACTCGCACCCGGCGAAGACATCCGCTTTGCATCCCCTCCCGGCGTGGAAAGCTACGACGAATTTACCCGCAGCGTCCTTCGCGCGGTCGCTGCAGGTCTGGGCGTGACCTATGAGGCTTTGACGGGCGACCTGTCCAATGTGAATTTCTCCTCGGCGCGCATGGGCCGGATGGAAATGGATCGCAACATCTCCACTTGGCAGTGGACTATGCTGGTCCCGCAAATGTTGCAGCCGATTGGCAAGTGGGTTGTGGATGATTGGATGCTGATCAATCAGCGTTTCATCCCCGGCGTAAAGCTGGAATGGGTGCCGCCGCATCGCATCCTTGTCGACCCGACGCGCGAGATCCCCGCGCTTGGTAAGAAGGTCAGCCTTGGCCTTGCCAGCCGGTCAAGTGTCATTCGCGAAATGGGCTACGACCCGGAGCGCGTGATCGAAGAAATCAAGAAAGACGCGGATGAGGAAAAGCAGCTTGGCTTGCGCTTTGAAACGTCTGTTTTTGAGCAGGAGGAGATAACCCCCGATGAATGAGATCACACTTTACGGCACGGTCGGCGCGTCCTTTTGGGATGAGGAGTATTTCACCGCTGCACAGGTTCGCGCCCAGATTGAGGGCAAGGACGGGCCGTTGACTGTTCGCATCAATAGCGGTGGCGGCATCGCGACTGAGGGGCAGGCGATTTACACGATGCTCAAGGACTACCCCGGCGAAGTTGAGGTTATTGTTGACGGGGTTGCAGCCTCTGCCGCCTCGCTGATCGCGATGGCTGGAGACAAAATCACAATGCGGCTTGGTTCTTGGATGCTGATCCACGATCCCGCGCAGCCGTTCACCGAAGGACGCGGCACCGAAGGCGATCACATGAAGTTGGCCAGTCAGCTTCGGGTGATCAGTGGCGCTTATGCCGATGTCTATGCCAAGCGCGCAGGGATTACCCGCGACCAAGCGCGGGACATTATGCGTGATGAAACCCTGTTTGATGGTGAGCAGGCGGTGATCTTCGGATTTGCTACAGCTTACGACGATCAGGCGAGCGCAGCCGCCGCCGCAGCCTTCGATTATCGGATTTACGCAAACGCACCCGCCGACCTTTTGCGCGGGTGTCAGGATCTGGGCACTGCGCCCAGTCAGATGGCCGCTGTGGCCATGATCGCGGGAATGCCCCGCAAACCAAAGGAGACGACCATGACGGAGAAAACCTCCGAAATCCCGGCGGAGGTTCCCGCCGTTGTGGCAGAGGCCGTGGCCGCTGTTGAAACCCCTGCGCCCGAAGCTGCCCCGCAGCCTGTGGCCCAGAACGACACGATCCGCGAGCGCACCCGCGTCCGCCGGATTCTGGATGCCACCTCGCTGGCGGGCCTGCCCGTGGCGATGGCGCATGAAATGATCGAGAACGGTTCTTCGGAAGAAGCCGCACTTGATACGATTTTGAACAAGCGCAAGGAGATTGCGGATATGGAAACTAAACCCGAAATGGTCCAGACCGCGCGCATCACCGCCGATGGTCGCGACAAGTTCAAGCAAGGCGCAACCCTTGCGCTGATGTCCAAAGTCGGCTTGGCCACAGGCGAGCGCAATGAGTTCTCCTCGCTGTCGCTGTCCGAACTGGCCCGCGAGTCGATCTCGATGTCCGGCGACCGCCTGACCTTCACCGACCGCCGTGACATGGTGGGCCGCGCGTTCACGATGGCAGGCACCCACACCACCAGCGACTTTGCCGAAATCCTGTCCAACGTGATGGGCAAGGCTGCGCTGGCAGGCTGGGACGAAGCCGAGGAAACATTCCCGCTTTGGACCCGCAAGGGCGTCCTGACCGACTTCAAAGCCACCAAGCGCGTGGGTGCGGGTCTGTTCAACACGCTGCCGGAAGTGATCGAGGGCGCGGATTATACCTTCGGCACCGTGGGCGACCGTGGCGAGGCGATCACGCTGGCCACCTATGGCAAGATGCTGCGGATCAGCCGTCAGGCCATCATCAACGATGATCTGTCGATCCTCGGCCTGCTGCCCCGTCGCATGGGCCGCGCGGCGCGCCGCACAATCGGCAATCTGGTCTATGGCATCCTGACGGGCAACCCGCTGATGTCTGATGGCGTTGCGCTGTTCGCAGCCGGTCATAACAACCTTGCAGGCTCGGCTGCGGCTCCCTCGGTCACATCGCTTGGTCTGGCCCGCGCTGCAATGCGGACCCAGAAGGAAGCGGCGGACGGTCCCTCGCTGAACATCAGCCCGCGCTACATGATCGTGCCTGCGGCACTGGAGACTGCATCTTCGCAGCTTCTGAACTCTGCCGTTGACCCGACCACCTCCAAAGGTCAGGCGTCCAACCCGGTGCAGGGCATGGCGCAACTCATCGTTGATGGTCGCCTCGATGCGGCATCGGCAACTGCTTGGTATCTGGCAGGCGATGCCAATGCCTTTGACACTATCGAAGTGGCCTATCTCGACGGTGTGGAAGCTCCGTTCATCGAGGAGCAGACCGCTTGGACGTCGGACGGTGTGGAAATGAAGGTCCGCATCGACGCTGGTGTCGCCCCTCTGGATCACCGCGCGCTCTACAAGAACGCTGGCGCATAATGATCTGACCGGGGTTTCGGCCCCGGTCTTCCCCCCCTTTGTCTATGGAGACATGAAATGAAAAACTACATTCAATCCGGGGACGTTGCGACGATCCCCGCACCCGCAGCCGTGTCAAGCGGCGATGTTGTCATTGTCGGTTCGGTGGTTGGCATCGCACAAGCAGACGCTGCAAGCGGTGCTGATGTTGCGATTGTTACCGAGGGCGTATTCGAGTTGCCAAAGACCGACTCGCAAGCGTGGACCTTCGGCGCTCCAATCTATTGGGACGCAACCCCCGGCGAAGCAACAACGGTTTCGACCGACAACACCCTGATCGGTGTCGCTTGGGAAGCCGTCGCGTCAACCGCCGGTCTTGTTTTCGGCAACGTAAAAATCGGCTGATGACTTGGCGCGCTCCGGCTGACCGCTTTGTCGGTCGGGCCGCGTTCATCCTCGGCGGTGGCCCCTCCCTCACCGCCGAGGATGTCGACCGCATCCGGGGCCGTGGTGCCGTGATCGCGGTCAACAATGCGGGGCTTGATCTCGCACCTTGGGCGGATGTCCTTTTTTTCGCGGATGGCTGGCCGCGATGGTTCGGCTGGAACAAGGACCGGCTGCACGAATTCAAAGGCGACTGGATCGTCTCACGGGCCGCTGTGCCGCCTTCTGATCCCCGCCTAGTCCGTATAACCCACGACCCCAAGATCGCCCTGTCGCGGCGTCCTGACCGCGTGGCGGGGCATTGCGGCGGATCGTCCGCAATTAACCTTGCTTACCTGATGGGCGCGCGGGTGATTGTGCTGATGGGTTTCGACATGCGCGGCGGCAACTATCACGACGACCACAAAGCGCCGCCCCTTCCTAACGCCCACCGCGACCGCTTCATTCCTGCGCTGGAATTCATGGCCCCCGAATTGGAGGCCGAAGGTGTGCTGGTGTTGAACGCCACCCCGCGCAGCGCCTTGCGGTGCTTTCCGACCGTTGATCTTGAGGAGTTGCTGACTGTGGATGATCTGGCAGCGATTGAAGCGGACAAATATCGCCGGATCTGGGAGCGGGCCGAATATCGCAAGATTTCCCCCGGCATGATGGAAGCCGAACGGGCTTTCGCTGTTTGCCAGATGGCGGCGGGGCAATCGCTTATTGACTTTGGCGCAGGCACTGGCCGCGCGACGGCATGGTTCCAAGACAAGGGCTTGCACGTCTTGGCGCTGGATTTCGCAGACAACGCGCTTGAAACCGATGTCCCTTATCTGTCCGCCTGCCTCTGGGATATGCCCTGCGTCGAGGCTGACGTGGGCTATTGCTGCGACGTGATGGAACACATCCCGCCCGAAAAGGTGGGCGCGGTTCTGGCGGGCATCCGTGAGCGGATCACCGGGCCGGTATACTTTAGGATAGCAACCCGCCCCGACAAAATGGGCGCGCTGATCAAGTCGCGGCTGCACCTGACAGTGCAGGGCGGCGAATGGTGGCGGCGTCAGCTTGAGGCCAAGTGGCAGCTTGTGGACGTGATCGAAAACAACGGGCGCGATCTTATCGCGATTGCGAGGCCGTGATGACTTTTGACAGCTTAGTTAACCTGCCGATCTTTGACATCTTTGGCGTTCCTGCGGTGATCACCTATGGCGCGGCGCAGTCCCTTGACGTGGTGGCAATCGACCGGACCAAAGGGGTTGAGGTCGAGGATTTGAATGTCGGCGTGATCAGCGTTCGGCCTGTCGTCGCAATCCGCGCGGCATCTTTGGCGGGGCTGGATCTGGCCGACATTGAGGAAGGCACGATCACGCTTAATGGCGCGACGTGGCAGATCAAGGCGGCGATGGAAAGGCCCACCCCGTTCGGTGCCGCTGACGGTCAAATCTGGCTGATCCTGATGAGTGCAACATGAGCCAGCGCGAGGACATTCTGGCGCGGCTGGTGGCAGTCTGCGCGACCATCCCCGGCGTGGTGCTATGCGCCCGCAACAGGGACGAAATCACAGATCGGCAAAAGCCTGCGGTCATCATCTGGGACGCTGACGAGGTTGCCAATGAAGGCGAACCCAAGCGGGCAGGGGCTGCTGGTCCGCAGATCATCAGCATGACCCCAGAGGTCTACATTCTGACGACCGGACTGCCCGCAACGGTGGGCACTGATCTAAACGCGCTGCGGGATGCACTGCTTAAGGCCGTGCTGACTGACGCGACACTGCGAACGATTACCGGGGCGAATGGCTCGATCCGGTATGAGGGCTGCGCGACCGGATTGGCGCGCGGTCGGTCGATGGAAGGCGAAATGGGCGTGAGCCTGTCCTTCCAATATCCATTCAACCCAAACACCCTATAACGCAAGGAGGCTCTCATGCCTGTTTCCCCATCAGTCGGCAACCTTTGGATTGGTAAAGGTATCGTGACCTTCCAAGCAACCGGCGCAACTGCACCCCGTGACGTTGGCGAGGTTTCCGAACTGGAATTCACCCCGGCGATTGAAAAGCTGGACTATTTCAGCAACCGTCAAGGCGTTCGCCAAAAGGTGCTGTCGGTCATCGTGGAACGCTCCGGCACTATTCGTATGGTGATGGATGAAGTCACCGCCGAAAACCTCGCTCTGGCTGTTGCGGGCACGATCACCAGCAACACCGCAGGCGATCAGGTTGTCGCAATGCTGGCTACCAATGAAACCACCGGCGTCCTGCGGGTCACGGGCACCAACGAGGTCGGCCAGCAGGTCGATGCCGAGTTCCTGAACGTGTCCTTCTCGCCAGAGGGTTCGCTGAACTTTATCTCGGATGAATTCGGTTCCATCGAGATCACCGGCGAAGTTCTGGCCGATGGTGCGGGCGACTTCGGCACCCTCACTATCCGCGATGCGAACAGCGTCTGATGGCTTCGCTTCTTGACATCGCACCCCTGACCGAGACTGTCTTGGTCAGGGGGATCGACGTTCCCGTGACGGGCGTGTCGGCCAAGGGCATCGCGCATATCATGGCGCGCTTCCCCGAAATCCGCGAAATGATGGTGGGCCGCGAGGTCACAATCGAGCGGCTTATGGAGATCGGCGGCGATGCTGTCGGCGCGATCATCGCGGCAGGCACCGGGCACCCCGGCGAGCCGGATCACGAGCGCATGGCCGCGAGCCTCTTGCTGGAGGAGCAGGCCGATCTGCTGGCCGCAATCCTGCGGATCACGCTGCCAAATGGTGCTGGCCCTTTGGTCGAAAAGCTGACGGGGATGGGAAGCGCCCTCGGCGGCGCAGCATCGCTTTCGGCCCCGGCTACGAACTCGCCCAAGCAATCGAAGCCCTGATCGCTTGGGGACATCATGGCGCGTGGGATTATACCCCGCGCCAGATCGCCGGATTCCACAACTTCGCCGCCAAACGCCACAAGCAAGAGGCGGCGCGGGACATGTCGATGATGGCGTCCGCATCGCGCGGTGATCCGAAAGAACTAAAGAAACAAATACGGGATTTGCAAAAGCCATGACCTTCGGCCTGAAATTCACCTCCAAGAAAGGCGAGTTTTCGGACGCAATGGCTGCAATCTCTACGCCAATCGCGGAGGCCGGAACGTCAGCAATCCGCAAGGCTGCTGACTTTGCCAAGGTCGAGGCCCGTCAGAGCATTGCAGACGCGGGTTTCTCAAAACGATGGCAGAACACCTTGCGCGCGGATGTTTACCCCAAGCGCGGCGAAAGCCTGCGAACGGCGGCGGCTATCTACCACAAGATACCCTATGCGGATGTTTTCGAGAGCGGGGCCACGGTGCGCGGCAAGCCGACGCTGTGGGTGCCGCTGTCGAGCAGCCCGAAAAAGGTCAACCGGAAGCGGATGACGCCGGAGAACTTTATCGCCGGAGTCGCGCCGCTGTTCCCGCTGCCGAACAAGGGCGGCAAGAAAATCCTCGCCGCGCAGATGTCGGTGAGCAAGACCGCAGCGGCACGGGGCGCGCCCTACAAGCCCACGCTGGCCGCGCTGCGCCGGGGGGCCGCTGGTGCAGGGATCACGGTCGCGGTGCCGATCTTCGTGGGGATCGACACGGTGAAGATCCAGAAGAAGTTCAACGTGACCAAGGCGGTCGAAGACGCCGCCGCGCAACTGCCGCAGCTTTACCTGCGCTTTTTGAAAGCTGACTGATGGCCCGCACAATATACCAGCGCATCGCCCTTGAAGGCGGCAAAGGCATTTCGGACGAATTGCGCAAGATCGGCAAGAATGGTGAAGCCGCTTTTGTCGATATTCGCGCAGCCGCTGCCAAGCTGTCGAAAGACCTTGGCAAAGTCGGAAAATCGTTTTCCGATCTCGGCGGGTCGCTGTCCACGGTCGGCAAGCGCTTGGGCATTGCGGGCGCCGCTGCTGTCGGTGCTGCGGCGGGTGTCGTGGCTCTGGCAAAGTCCGGCACCGATCTGGCGGATTCAGCGACGAAACAGGCGCAGGCGCTTGGCTTGGCGACTGACGAATATGGGCGGCTGTCCTTCGCTGCAAAAATGTCCGGCGTGGATGCGGGCACCTTCGCTACCGCGATTACCCGCCTGAACCAAGAGATCGGCAAGGCTGCTGACGGCAACAAACCCGCTGTTGCGAAGTTCCAAGAACTAGGCATCTCCATCCGCGATGCGGCTGGGCAGATCAAGCCGACCGAACAACTGATGAAAGAGTTGGCCGACCGCTTCGCCACGTTGCCCGATGGCGCGCAGAAATCAGCGATTGCCACCGAGTTGTTCGGGCGGGCCGGTGCGCGGCTGTTGCCACTGCTGAACGGCGGCTCGGAAGGCATCAGGGATCTTGGCGACGAGGCGACCCGTCTGGGCGTGGTCTTCACGCGGGAACAGGCTGTAATCGCGGAAGGCATGAATGACGCGCTGGAGGCTCTGAGCGATGGCGTCACCGGCACCCGTGCCCAGATCGGCCTGCTGTTCGCGCCCACGATCACGCAGGCGGCGCGCGCGCTTCAAAAGTTGATCGAGGAAAACCGGATCGCAATCACCGATTTCGTCGAGCGTGGGATCGCCAAGGCGCTGCCGCTGATCGAGGATTTCGTGGCTGTGGTTCAGGGGCGGGACTCCGATGTCCGCAGTATCTGGGTTCTAAAGGCAACTGTTCAATATCTGAAATTCTCCATCGCGATTGAAAAGGCCGTCAAGGAAATCATCATCCCTGCGTTTCGCTTGCTCCTCGATGCCGCCGATACAGTCGCAGAAGGGTTTAACAAGGTTTTCGGGACTGACTTCACGGGCCAGCAGATCCTGATCGCTGCGGCCATTGCCAAACTGGTGGGCCTGTTCGGGGTTCTGGCCGCTGCGGTGGGCGTGGTGTCCACTGTCTTTGTGGCCCTGAAAAGCGCCTTCGGCTTTATTGCCCTGATCACGCAATCCGGCGCGGCCTTCGCTCTGTTGACGGGCGCGATTAAAGGCGTCGGCGCTGCGCTGTTGGCTGTTCTTGGCCTTCCCGGTCTTTTGATCGCGGCGCTGGCGGGTGTTGCGCTGGTGATCTATCGCAACTGGGACGCGGTGAAAGAAGGCGGGCGCATCGCTTGGGAATTCATCAAGCAAGTTTGGAACGCCGCGCCCGCCTTCTTCTCCAACCTGTTCGCAACCGTCGGGAATTTCATCGCGGAACAGTTCAACGCTGCCGCCAACCTGATCGCCGAGGTCTGGGCCACCATCCAGCAAGGCGCGCAGGTCGCAATCGACGGGATCAAGGCGGCGTTCACTGGCGCGGGCGAGTTCCTCAGTTCGGTCTTCATCACCGCAGTGAATGCGATCTCCGAGGCGTTGCAGGGCATTGCCACGGCAGCGGGCGCGATCTGGGAGAATGTCCGCACCACAGCCGTCAACGCGATCACAGGACTGGCAGAAGCCGCCAGCGCGGTCTGGGCCAGCATCGCAACTTCCGCCCAGACGCAACTGGCCGGGATTGCCACGATCTTCGTCAACCTGAACGCCAACCTAAATAGGGTCTGGGAAGCGATCATGGCGGGCGCGCGCGCTGTCTTCGGCTTCCTGCGTGACGGGTTCAAGGGCGCGGTGGATTTCATCGGCGGTCTGTTCGACGGGCTGGCCAGCCGGATCGAGCGGGTCTGGAACCGGATCAAGAGCATTGTGGAGGCCGCGAAGTCAGGATTGCGTTCGATTGCAGGGGGCGGTGATGGCGGCGATGAGCCGACAGTGCGGCGGGCCTCTGGCGGCATGGTCAGTGGTCCCGGCACGGGCACCAGCGATAGCATCATGGCGCGCCTGTCCAACGGCGAATTCGTGGTGCGCGCAGCAGCCGTGCGGAAGTATGGCCCGTCGCTGCTGTCCGCGATCAACTCGATGCGGTTCAAGATGCCAAAGTTCGCGACCGGCGGTCTGGTCAGCGCTCCCCAGATGCCGCGCTTCAACGTGGGCGGGATCGTCGACAGCCTGACCCACGGGATGCAATACCAGATCCCGCGCTTCGCTGACGGCGGCATGGTCGCAATCCCGGCACAGGCGCAGGGTCGCCCGATCAGTCTGACCATCGACGGGCGGACATTCGAGGGCCTGACCGCCTCCGAGAAGACCGCCGAAGACTTGAGCCGCTACGCCACAAACCGCCGCCTTAAATCGGCTGGCCGCAAACCGGGATGGGTGGGCTAAATGCCGGAAACCGTGCTTACAATAACCGGCTTCGGGCTGACGCCATATTCAGCGCGGGGCATCCAGCAGACGCTTGATCCGATTCCGCAGTCCTCCTCGATGCGCCGCACGGTTAATGGTGCCTTGGTCGATGTCAGCGCGCCAGAGTTCCGCAAGTATCGGTCTGTGATTTCCTGCGAGGATATGAACGTCCCCGCGATTGACGGGGTATGGCCGGGGCAACTGGTGACGGTCGCCTGCGCTGTGGAGTTGTCTTATGTCACCAGCGGCGGAACACCCGCGCGCACCGTTGTAAGCGGATCGAGCCGCACCGATGGCGACTTCACCTTTTACCGCCCGCAACTTTCCATGCGGATCGTGACCTTTGGCGAGGTGCTGGACGAATTGGGTGCGGTGACATCGTGGACGCTGGAGCTTGAGGAGGCATGATCTATTTTGCATGGGTCGATAGCACCGACAGCACATTCTCGGCGGCGTTCCAGCGCGAGGATGAATCGGTCTTCAGCTTCACGGTTGACCATTCCGAGGGCGACTTTGCCAGCCTGTCGATTGAGATACTGAACCCGCGCGTCGGCCTTCTGGGCGTGGCCCGGTCGCGGTGGGCCTGGCTGTCGCATGATGATGGCACCACGGTCACGCCGCTGTTCTTCGGGCGGCTGGTGGGTGTGCCGGAGCGCGTGACCGAGGAGATCGTGTCGCTGACCTTTGTGGCGCGCCCGCTGAACTACACC